TTCTCTTTCTAGCATAGTATGTTCAGTACCCATAGGTGCATCGTTTCTTTTAAAAGGAACTTCACCTTCTGGTATGTCTGATACGATAGCAGGTTCAAAATTCCATTTCAAAACAGAACGTAGTGCTTGACTATTGTTCTCTTGTAGGATTTTAATTTTCTCTGCTTTTGTTTTGGCATTAGATGCCTTTTTAATAACTTCCGAAATCAAAAGTTTCATAATTCTATGTCAATAGTAATATTATATATCAATCATCTAAATCTGTAAAGGGGTCACGTGTGAACGCATCCTTCTCATCAAATTCGACGCTGATAAGTTTAGCAATTTGGAATGGAATAGGGTTACCATTCTCATCCATCATCTCTGGATGTTGTGTAAGTTTAATGCTCTCTTCAGTTTCTTTACCATCTGAAAGAACTTCTATGTAATTCAAATAGTAACTGTTTGCAAACCACCCAATAACAAATCCAATAATTGTCCCACCGATAGTAATCAATGTAGACAGGGTAAGTACAACTGCCATGTCCATGGCTTTACCTCCATTTAAAACTATAGTTGTGTTCTCTTTTGGTTCGGGTTCTTTGCCTAACCTCCTACGTAGCATGAACTCATCACCTTTATTTAGTGGCGACTTTTCTTCTTTTGGTTTTGGGTTTTGGTTTCCTTCCTGGTTTCCTTTCGAGTTCATACTTCCATGCATCCTCTAGAATTTTATAAAGATAAGTTTTAATCTTACGTGCTGTTGGTTTGGGTATGTGACCGTAAGCTTCACGTAGGGTTTGATCCCCTCCCTTAATGTACTGTTCTAATTCAAGGGTTGTTGCAGATAACTCTGCAGCAGTTGAACTTTCACAAAATTTTCTGACTTGAGGTTTGGTTGCTTTGTTATGTTTTAAGTAAAGGTAGCAATTAAATAAGTATCTACCATTGAATGATTCTTCTATTGCTTGTTCTACCAATGGGTAAAACTCGTCTTCATACCAATCCATTCTCTTTTAAATAAGTAACTGTTTCTTTTGACCCACCAATTTTACGTGCTCCTATTGTCACTTGGGGGAATGTGGAACCTTCACCGAACTCATTATAAAATGCTTTCTTACTGAAGTGTTCGTTGAGTTTATAAACGACATAGTTTACTTCTAATGCATCAAATAATTTACATACTTTCTGACAATAAGGACAGTCGTTCTTAGAATATACAGTTATGTTTGATAACATTTGGTGAAAATTGTTCTTTTAATTTTATCTATAATAAAGGCATGTCCATCCTAGCATAAAAAAGAGGGGTGTCAAGCACCCCTCATAAATTTGATCCGTATGGACTTAGAATGTGAACTTCACACCTGCTTTAGCACCCCAGTCGATGTCATCTTCGTTAGTAACACCAGATAGTTCTGCGTAGAACTTATCATAAGAACCACCAAGGTATCCTATTAGTTCAACGTCACCGAACTCGTCAGTTGACTCAAGATGAGTTACAACAGGACCACCAGAAACGTAGTATCCAAGACCACCTTCTGTTTCTCCTTCGTATCCTACTACTGCTTCGATTCCACCAGAAGAATATGCTCCGTCAGGATATGATCCACTTGCTTCGATATTGACATATGGACCAGCAAAAGCTGCACCAGATACTAGAAGAGGAGTTGCTGCTACTGCAGCGATTGTTGATTTAAAAGACATGTTTGTTTGAATTATCTCGCAAGGCAATAAAAAACCCTTGCGGATGATAGCACCCCCGACATGGGGTACTTTTACATACGCAGGGGCACGATCTTTCGATCCCTTTGTTATGAATTTATTTAGTATACCACTATACTAAACAGTTGTCAAGTTATTCTTTGATGACATATTGTAGGGTTAGTATCACTACTGTTGTCAGTACTGTCACATTTACTAGTATTAACCCTACCATCTTCAATGTAGAGAGTGCTCCGATCATTTAATATGTTAAGTTTTGTTACTTAATATATATCTAACAATTTTTGTTAAGATCTTCTGCCATGTTACCACCTATCTGTGCACCTTGTTCTCCACCGAACATTGCTATCCAACCTGCAGCAACCCAACCTACGAAAGGAATACCACTCACAGCAGGTGCAGCAGCAGCACCCATACTAGTACCTACAAGTTTACCTGTTCCTTTTGCAGCACCGATTGCTTCGATACATGCTTCTGATTTTAAAGTACCTTTACTTGCTTGTGATGACTCTGGTTTAATATGAACATCTCCAGTCATAGTATACTCTTCGACACTCTTCTGAGTGTTGTTTGAAAGTCCTAGGAAACCACCTTTAGTTTTAATATCCTTAGTGGTATACATGACTTTCGGGTCATTTGATTTATAAGCAATCTTATATCCTTCTTTACTTGCTTCAACTTGATAAGAAGTATAAGGACCTACAGGTAGATTAATTTCTGGTAGTTTTGTAGTTCTACGATTGGCAATCGTACCAATCATACCAATATGTGAAAGACCAACTAGTGTACTAACAATTATAACACCTATCTTAGTCCAATTTGTTTTTGTTTTTGGTTTCTTTGGTTTTACCTCAGCACCGAACATCGCTTCATCTTGATCCATTTGTTTTGATTTACTCACCTAAGGTATGTATAACAGGATTAACATTTCTTAGTATATTATATAAATCTCTGTTCTCTGCTGTGGATACTGGATAGAACTCAGCATGAGGATCGAAACCAGGATACCTTGTTGCTTGATTGATTACTATTGATCCATCCTTACCTGACACTGACCTATGAAATGTATTACGTGGTATTACTAAAGCACCACTGTGTCTATTAAGATGTACTATATGGTATTGATTCTTCCAATCTCTATTGATCAACTCAAAGGTTCTTTCACCCGATACTACACGATTACAATCATCTTGAAAACTATGAATGTAGAACTGTTTACCTCCTACACAATCAGGTGGAGGTGACACAGCAGGACCTGAGTGTACTACAAGGTCAGCAGCATTTGATTCTTCAACTGATATATCATAGAAGATAACATCTTCTGTCTCACGAAACACTTTGTGTTCGTTAAAATTAACGTCGCTCATCTATCTCCACTTTGTATATGGTAGAGATTCTACATCTGTTTTGTCCTTTGCTGCAATTAATTTTGCAGTTTCTATTTCATCACTCTCATCTGGATTAGTGTGATGTGTTACTTCTTTTAAAGTTTTAAGATATTCTAAAACGTGTTCACGTATCTCCATCAGTTCATCATAGCACCCTTGGTTATGTGCACAACCACGAAGGTCGTGGTCTGGTTTCATTACTGACTCTGTGAATAGAGACACTGCTCTATCGTATTTGATAGCAGCAGATTCTGCTCCTACTGATGCTTGATCTTTCATAATGTTAATGTTGTAATTTTTGTACCACTGTTTCTTTTTGCATAGGTGCTACGTCATTTAATCCGTTAGCATCAAACCAAGGTGCTGCTTCCCAATCAAATCCTTCACCGAATGTATTGTCAGGTGACATGACATACCAATGACACTTAGCGTCAGGCACATCTACTGCACACACTGCCCAATCATCTGCCCACTGGGGCACTTGCACATACATCACTGGTAAGTGATTGGCAAATAAAGAAATAATAAAAGAGAAGAAAATCATAATGCAGCGATTGCTAGTTTGAATGCAGCAAAGTCAACAGAGTTTGCTACAGTAGTTTTAAGGGTTGCTAATGTAATTGTTTCTGCCTGTAATGCAGATGCAGCAAGAGCACCTTGTGCAGCAGTAGCAAAGTCACCTGTAGCAGCTGCAGCAGCAGTGCCTAATGTAGGTTTGCCACTTAAGTCTGCGTATGCACCAGAGAATAATGAAGGTTTGCCAGTTAGGTCATTGTATGCTCCACTGGTTGCTACAGTTGCCAAGTCACCTGGCTGTGTAGCAGAGTCAGCAAGTGTACCTTGTGCAGCAGTTGCATATGCAGATGCTGCAGTGGTAGCAGCACTGCCAAGTCCAAGAGTTGTCCTTGCAGCAGATGCTGAAGCGTCATCAACAAGTGTTAGACCGAATGTGCTGATTGCAGAAGCATCAAGTTTTCCAGTGATACCCGCAACAACACGAGCGTCCGCTCTTGCGTTTGTATAGTATAGATTTGTACCTTCACTTAAGTCACTTGTTGACTTACTGGATAGGTCTAGGTTTGACCCAGTTTGTAAATTAACTCTCGCGTCAGCACGAGCGTTAGTATAGAATAGGTTGCTACCCTCTGTAATATTACCTGTATCAAACTCACTAAAGTCAATACCGATAGTACCTGAAGCAGAATTAATTCCTATACCTTGTCCATAAGTGAAGTGAGACCTTGTGCGCTCTGCAGTAGTAAAGAGATTAGTGCTTC